GTACCAGTCTGGCTTGCTCCATGTACAACAGGCTCACCATAAGGTGGTATAATTGCTGGGTCATACTTATCATAACCTTCAATACGCCTGTAACCACCCTCAACGGATGGCTCAAAGTTACGAAGAATACGAGCAGAACCGGGTGCATTTATGCCCTGTTGTAAAGGACTTAAATTTGTTACTAAACCACCACGAAATTCTACAGGATAAGTTTGCCATTTGTCCATTACAACGGAAGCCTTGCGTAGCCAATTCTACCGCCCCCACCTGTGTTCTGCTGAATTAGGTATGAGCGCACATAATTATAACGGTTAATCAACATAGACTTCATATGCTTAATGCCTTCTTCAAACTTTTCTTTAGCAACCAAAGCATCTTGAGTATTGCCACGGAAAAGGTAAGCATAGTGCATTGCACCGTCTACAATAATATGTCTAAACCGTTCAGGAATAACTGGAACATCATCATACAATGCCAAGTCTACAGGAATGCGATAATACTCATACACAACTGTATATGCTTTATCTGGCACAGGAGTCATTATGTATTCAAGTGAAGGTGCTTGCGCAACACGTTGTGGAACACCCTGTCCCTGTGCAATAATAGTGCTATTATACTCTTGGTCTACATATTTGTCAAGATATTCTTCATAAGAGATTATAGGCAATTTAACTGTATTATTACCTAGTGTGCTATTTTCTTTAATCCTAAAAGTATCAAAGTCAATAACTTTACAGTCAACAGGATAAGGATAACGAGAAGTGCCAACTGTTAATACATCTTCTTGTTCTACATGATTAAAAGGCCATTCATATTCTGATTGGTTCATGTATCTTATAGAAGCATTGACAGCATCTTTTGCCTGCCCATAAAAACCTGCGGCAGTAGCAAAGTTTACAGACGTAAGTTCAACTTCATTTAATCGTCTGTTGATGTCATTTACTAGGCCAAGAAAATCATATGCCATATGTTTTACTTCTCTCTAATACGTAGCTTAATAGTACGCTCTGCTGTACTGCCTGTGCTATCTGTCATGCGACACGTAAATGTATACTCTCTATTATTTACACCACTACCCAGATTAATTGTAGCCACTGTTGATGTATTTGATTGAGAAACATTTTGAATACTGTCAGTAACTGTACCACCAGAAGCGGTTGTTAAATCTTGTCCAGATGCAAGGAGTGTCTTGCCAATGCTGTCTGTTTGTACATACCATTCAACAGAACTGATTGTTGCTGTAACAAGAAAGCGTGACCAATCAGCACTGTAGTCAAGTGTTTCATCTTTATCTTTAATAGGCCAGCGATACGACATTTATTATAACTCCGTTATCCTCACAGTACGTTCAGCAGATGTAGATTGTCTTTCTATATAAACAGTTCTGCTTTCAAACTTAATCAGTACCGTTCTGTCATCTAAAGTTGTACCACGAGGAATATACACTTTCCTGCTTTCAAACGGTATATCTATTGTTCTTTCTGCTGCTGTAGTCATTATGCTGCTCGTGGTATTTTAATTGTTCTAGCACGACTGTATTGATTTGCTACAGCTTGGAAATTAAATACTTCAGCAGTTTTTACAATTGTTCCTAGTGCTGTTGTGCCTTGTATGCCTGTCAGAGCATGGCTATTGCTAAATGTAAAGTTATCATTAACAAAACCTGTAGCACTTACACTACCTAAAACTTCCGTTGGTTTGTCTTCTACATTATTTACAAAACCAACAGCCTCAACACCTATGAGTGTTGTATTTGCTGTACCTGTTAATGTAAAATTAATTACATTAGATGCCGCATTTGTAATAGTAGTAGAACCATTTGCGCCATCAAAATGAAGTAACGCTGTGGTGTCAGTATCTAATGAAAAAGCTGCTGTTGGTTCAGTAAATGATGACCCACTATAACGAGCAACAGTAGACACCCGTGTTTCGTCAATATACCCGTTGAAATCACCAAAGCCGTTTTTCCCAACAGCAAAGACTCCATTATCCGGGCGGTTTGCAGTAGAACTTGATGCCTCTAACACCCCGTTGATGTAAAGTCGGTGAACATTTCCTTCTCTTTCAACAGAGATCATAGTCCAGACGTTCGCGGAAATTCTGGTACTAGATAAGAAGAGTGTTGTTGACCCTGCAACAGTGCCTTGAACCTGATTTCCAATCAAATACACATTAAGCAGAGAGCTTGTACCTGACTGCCACAAACCTTTGTAGCCTGTAACACTTGTCGGACGAATCCACATGTCTACTGTGAAATCACCAGAACTTAAGTCGATGTTTTCGTCAGATGTTACAAAATCATCTGTACCATCTAATAATAGACTAGCAGTACCAAATTTCTTTTCTGCTGTAGAAAGTTGTGCATTACCACTTGCTATAAAAGGTGCAAGAGAAAATTTAAATTCTGCTTCAACTCCGGTTACAACTTCTGTAACATTAGTTTTAACCGTTCCAGCTTGCCCTGTAGCACTTACGCTACTTAAAACCTCTGTTGGCTTTTCTTCTACAGTGTTTATTGCGCCTGTGGCTTGAACACCTGTAAGTGTAACAGTATTGCTAATTGCTAGTGTGCCTATCGCACCTGTAGCACTTGCGCTATTTAGTATCTCTGTTACATTTACTTGTACAGTATTGACTGCACCTGTTGCACTAACACCAGCAGAAATAACTTCGCTAATGTCAATTTCAAACCCACCAGCAACTACAGGAGCAATTGTGCCTGTTGCGCTAACACCGGAAATACCTGCAGCAGTGTTTACGGTAAGACTGCCAATACTTCCTGTTGCAGTAGCCGCATCCAGATTGTAAACAACAACTTCAATGCGTCCGTACTTTGCAGTTCCGTAAACGCCTACGCCATATACAGCGGAGTTTAGTACGGTATCTGCCACAGCTTATTTCCTTACGCTATACGAATTACAGCGTTACTTGCATCAGCGGTAGGAAATTCAATAGTCAAGTCACCAGCAGTAGCACTTACTGTGCCACCGAAGTCAATAACAGCAATTGCTTTGTTACCTTGTCCGGCGTTATAAATAATACAACCGTCAGCAGACACAGTAACGTCAGCGAATACTTCATCTGTAAAATCAACAATAGCGGTAGAACCGTCAAGCGAAATAGTTGCGCCATCTAGTACCTGACCGCCAGCGGTATAGTTTGTGCCAGATGCTTCATCAGAGTTACCTGTGACATCTGAATAATTAGTTGTGCTGGCATTATATGTGCCAGTTGGTGTAGCTTTAATCAAAGCAAGTTTCAAGGAGTCTGTATCCAAATCATGGACACCACCAAGAAGTTCTTGTTTAAAGCTGTTACACATTGCAGTTGTGATTGCCATGATTTGTGCGTCCTTTGTTAAATCTCATAGAAGTGAGGGGGCAAGTTGCCCTGCCCCCAACACATTATTTAGGCAAGAGTGTCACGATCTACTTCGTCAGCAGTCATGTCACCAAAGTCTGAAACATCAGACAACATCGCCCAAATCCGCAACTTACCAGCAGCAAGTGTGCCAGTCATAGTAGCGAGTTTAACATCAATGTTATCTGCTGCACCAACAACGATGGGAGCAAAGTCACCATCTGGTGTAGAGTAAGTTCCAACTGCAGATTTAGCGTCAAAGCCATCTGCCATCAAGTCGCCAGCACCTGTTGCAATGTCAACAGTAGCTGTTGTAGAATCAGCAGCTGTAATAACTTCTGCACCAGCGCACATAATTACTGTACCAGCCGGTACTGCAATTACTGGAATGACATCGAGTGCTGCAAGTGCAGAACCCTTGTCAGACAATGCTGTTGCAAAGTTAAGTTCAGTCTGAACCATGTACGTGTTACGACCACGTTGACCTGTGCCACGGGCAGAAGCGAGTGTATTATCACCAAGAGCCATAATTTAATCCTCCCTTAAGCCAAGTTGTAGATGGCGTTAACAAGACCTTCAGGACGAAGAATCTTGCGACCATACAAATGCATACCACGAACAATGTCAGCAAAGCTGTCAGGGTCACGGTAGGTTTCGGTCTTGTTGATTTGCTCTGCAGTTGCAACAGCAGAATCGTGACCGCCAACCATTACGCCGTAGTTTGAAGCGTTCATGCCACCAGTCGTAGCAGGACCAGTACCGATTTTTGGCAAGTTGTTTGAAACGTATACACGGAAGCCGTGCAGGTTGTTTACAACCAAACCATTCTGTAGACCTGAACCACCGAAATCTGCATCCAGAAGACGTGAATCTTCATCTTTCAGGATTTCGATAAATACTGGGTCAACTACCAGCCAACGGCCTTGTGTGTCAACATTCTGCTGGTCGAGCAGACGAGACATACGAGCAATCACTTGAAGTGGGTTTGCTTCACCGTTACCAGTTGGAAGTGCGCCAGCACCTGTACGTGGCAGGATTGAGATTGACTGACCAGCAACACCTGTGCCAGCAAAGTCAGTTGCGTCCAGCTTCATGCTGGCAAGCAGTTCGTCTGAACCTGCAGTTGAAACAGCTTTTGTACCATTAACGGTAGTGTTAACTGTGTCAGCATTTGCATGTAGTGCAGACTGTGTGTAACCTGACAAGTAGCCAAGAACGTCTTGGTCATACTGGTCAGCGAGGCGGTAAGCAGCACGATCACTTGCCAGAGACTGGAAGTTAACGTGTGAATGTGCCTCTTCAATGTCATCAACCTTGAACGCAAAGTAGTTAGCTTTGTCGATGGTCAGGCTGAAGTCTTCGTCATCAAGGTCTTGCGGCGTGATGGTTGTACCACGTGCGTAAGCCTTAACTGTGATTTCGGGTTCCTTAATAATCTTAACGGAATCACCCATGTTGGCAATCTCACCGAAGTAATCGGAGTTTGAAATTGCTTCAGCAACAGCAGACTTGCGGAAAGCAAGCTGCACCTGTTTGCTGTAAATGACGGGTGAAAAATTACCGTTAGGAAGATTACCATACCCGGCTGCAGTAGTAAAAGCCATGATATTTCTCCTAATTTATAGCGTTTCACAGATGCAAACTCACGAGACTAATCAGGAGGCTGATTCACTATGGGTGCGTATTCTGGTAAGATGGCCGTCCTACCAATCAACGGGCCATGTTCTTCAGGTAATCCGTAAGACTGTGCTGTTTGCGAGATGGCGTAAGCGGGTAGCTAACCTACTTACACCTTTGTTGACTATAGTTATACTAATAAATACAAACTTGTCAACAACTTTTTATCTGGCAGAGCCAGAAATGTCATAAATAAACTTACCAGAGCGAATTGCATCCATAATTTCATCAGAACGCTTCTCATATTGTTGAGGAGACATTTTCTGTACATCTGATTCTTTCAGATAAGTAGACGCTTCATCGGTTTGGGGTTTACTTCTTGAATCTTTAGTTGATACGGCTTCTGCCGCACCTTTAGATGCCTTTGTTTTCTTTTTATCAGTGCTAATGCCTCTGTCTGCTTTGTACAGATCAATAGCCCTTGCAGCTGAACGAGCATCATTGTCATTTTCGTATAATGCTTCCTGAACCCATTTAGGCTGTTCATCAGCCCACTCGTGAAAATCATCACTGTCACGAATGTCGTCAAAGTCAGGATGCAACCGCATAAGTTCTGCTTCAGCTTTTTCTTTTGCGGCAGATGATTGCATATCGTCAATCATTTTCATGCGTTCTTCTAGTGAAGAAGCCTGTTCTCTTGCCTTTTTGCTGGCAATTGTTTCAATGATTGCTGCTACATCTGGATATTTATTTGCCCAGTCTTCAATGTCTTCATCAGACTTGGGCAGTTTCATTTCTTTTTTTGTTGCGGCATCTAATTGCTGTCGAAGTTCAGCAAGCTGTTGCTTAAACTCTTCAGACTGTTTTTGTTGATGCCTGCGCAAATCAGAGTAACGCTTTTTAAAAGTTTTCTCTTCTGCGTTTGCTGGCTCTTCATTATCTTCTGCATTAGCTTCTTGTGATTCAGGTTCTTCTGATTCACCTCTTTGCTGTTTTAGAAGTTGTTCAAGCTCTTCTTCATCTTTTTTGATTCGTTCTTGCTGTGAGTATGGTTTACTCACAAATGCTTTTTTAGTCTGCGGCTGCATTTCTTCAGCCATAATTGTAGCAGTTTCTGCCATTTTGTTTTCTCCTTCTGGGGCCACCGTAGCCATGTCGGGGGGATGGGTAGCCAGATATTAGCTATTTAGCGTGTAGCTAGACCACGTTTCTTTGGTTTTCCAACAACTTTCAAATCTTTAAGATTTGCTATACCACGTAGCTCTGGTCCTAATACTTTACCAAGAACACGCATTTCTTGTGTACCTACCATGCTACCGATAACATCTTTTTCATCGTTAGACAATGCAACATATCGGTCAACAATTTCTTGTTTTAGTTCTTCTACTGTTTCAGCCATTATTTAATCTTTCCTACAATATAACAGATAGGTTCAAGGATCGCTCGTTCTATTGCACCAAGAAAATGTCTTTTGCCGTGTTTCTGCATCCAAATGTCTGCAGTGCGTCTACGGGCAATTCCTTCAAGAGTTTTACGAAGTGCAATATTATACCACTTTTCATCTTTATATGCAACTTTAATAAGTGGTTTAAAAATACGATGATAACCTTTTTGATAAGCAGGATGCATATTTTTACTGTGTTGTAACCAGACAGTTTGACGGAATGATCCAAAACCATATGCATTATTCATTGCGGTACACACTATTTTATCATTGCTAGGCCCACTGTCGTCTGATGGAGCAGTGTTTGTAACTACACCACCACTACCTGTTCTAACTGCATTACCACTACTGTCTGTAACTGCAGAAGTGCGTCCACTGTAATCACCAGTTTGATTCATAGCTTCATCATCAGCACGTGTTTTATTAGCACCAGCTTCACGTGCCGCAGAAGAACTGTAACCACGGCCTTCATATGATGACACATTATCGTTATAGTCTTGACGTGATTCAAAGGATTCTGTACGTGTTTGTCCCCTAGTTTCTCTTGCTCTACCTGCTTCTGCTTGCGCTTCTGCTGTAGTTTTTGCGCCAAGCTGACCTTGTTGCATACGAGATTGTTCAGCTAGTGTTCGTGTTTGTGCCGCTTTTTCACCAGCTACTGTACGCTCAATATCCCTAAATGTTAATTCGTCAGTTGTTGGTTTTTCCACAGGAAATCCCATGTCATCAACATCATATCTATCAAGAACACGATCAAAAGAATCAGAAAGGGTATTTGTTCCTGATGATGCGCGAAAGTCTGCCATTACTTCTTTTTCAAAAGGAGACATACTTTCCTCTTTAAGTTTACCAGAAAGTACGTTTTCTCTAAATTTATCAGAGCTTATCCCAAATTTTTCCATTCTATCTAGTTTGTCTTGTAACGACATTGAACTTGCCGCTTCTGACACAGTAGCAGGAGTAGCTTTAGCCGCACTTGTTACACCAGTTTGCCCA